GATAATGCCTTGGATGGGAAGTAAAGCCAATATAGCCGCGATTGTGGCTTTAGATGTGACAACTTTGCAGGATGGTATAACTTTCTGGGCTATTGCAGAAAAAACCTGGTTAGCATTGGTTAAAACAGACACGACTTCAACAGCAAACAGTAAAAGTTGCTTCACTGCCACAGGGGGCGGTAGATGGTTTCTCTCTAGGGATTCTACAGTTGTTGCCACTACCACGCCAACGGGGGCGGCTGCGATTGGAACCCGTTGGATATATCAAGAGAATGGGGCGGTCAATAACTATGATTCAGTCCTAACCTATGTTTACAACGGCACGGCATGGGTTGAGACAGATGCCAGAATGCGCGTACACACTAACACCCCGGCAAGTGTTTCCAAGACCCCCAATAGTGCGAGAGAGACGTGGCGAGATACCTCGACAGGGATTTTATATCGTCCCTTTAACGGGGGGTGGGTAGCAGGAGAGGGAGCTACTTAATGATTCAATTTACCTGTGGAAGTTCACAACCTTTGGACTTAACGCTATTTGACGGGGTTGTGATTGGCTACCATTGGCAGTTATTTGTTGACCGGAACGGGACTAAAAACCCTCTGGACTTCCCAGATAAAATCATCCGAGCGCAATTCCTTTATGGGCATAAACATCAAAAGCCCTGTCCATTTTCCGGTTGTGATTCAATTAAGGAATGGGTGGGGCAACGGGTTGGGAAATTTTCTCAGGTGAGTGAATGGGTAATTGCCAATGAATTTACCGATGACCTAGGGGTCGCATACCCCAACTACAAGCTCGATGACTTAAAGCGATATTGTGAAGCCGCGCATATTGCCAATCCCAAAGCTCGATTAATTTTGGGAGATTTCAAACCCCACCTATTCAATAAATGGGATGCGATCGCTAACATCTGTCACGAATTAGCCAAAGATTTTCCGGTAGAGGTAGGGATTCAAACTCATTTGAAAACCTATAATGCTCCGGTGATCCTAACCAGATTACCTAAAATTATTGAGATGTTTGATGTTCCCGTGCATTTTATTGAGGCGAGTTTATGGTATAAATCCGTTGCCGATAAAGCGATTTGTAATGGGCTATGGTCGGAGTTGATATCAATAGCCGAACAGCATCAAGTCCAATCGTTTTGTAATTGGTGGTTATACTCTGAGGATGCGGAGGTTGGGCGACGGATGCCTACTTTTGATGGTTTAAAGCTGTTTATTCCTCGTGAGGTAGGGGATAATATTGAACTCCCGTAATAAGTCTTTTGTAATAAACAGGAAAACTAATCGAGTCAATAGGTAGTATAGTGGGAGTAACTTTTATTTCTTTAAATACAAAATTATTTATATCATCAAGGTCTATTATTATTAATTGCAAAACAACATCTTCTGTTAGCAACTTAGAAGGATCTTCAATTGGTTCAATATAATATATTTTATTATTAACAAATGTTGATGATTCAGAGCTATTGATTGCCCAAGCAAATTTTTCTAAGTTTTCCAAGTCTATATTTGTAGACATTGGATTTATTACTTCCTCTGGCAAAGTATGCTCAAGAATATAACCACTGTGATATTTAAAAAAATTGCGTTCGATAGAGGGGATTGTTTGGTATGAGTACCTATTTATTTCGGTTGAACTACCTGATTCGAGATCGTATAACTCAAATATTATTTCGTCATTACTAACTCGCCCTTCTGAACCTGGATCGTAATTTGTTATTTTCTTAGTAAAAAATGCGTGTGTTGCACCTCTTAAAAGATTGACCCCTACAAGAGATCTATCTCCTCCATAAGTATCACCGTTACCAAAAACAGGTTCATAGGATATTGATTCTTTTATTGAATAGGTTATTGGTGCGACAAGTCTGTCGAAATAACGATATCCCTCTGGGGAAACAGTTGGTGAAGCATAAACAAATTCAGGAACAGATTTATAAATAACAGGTGGATTTTCCTCTCCATACCACAACCGACAACCAATATTAATTCCACGCACAGACTCTTCTGCAATAACTGCTTCAGACCCCCAAAAATACCCGTCTCCTAGTGATATAACATAATCAGTGTTTACTTGAGATGTTCCTGGCGGCCCTGCCGATGTGATTCTAGTCTCGGTTTTTTCAAAACAAAAACTTAAATCATCATTACTACCATTCGTGTAATTCAAAAACTTAGTATCTTCAGATGAAGAACTATTGAACGCCCCTGCTACCGAGAAATTCCAGTTCATTCTATCTATCCCTCTGTTCTTGAGCAATGTTCCTATTGTTCCGTCAAAGAAGTTAAAGTCTTGATATTTTAACTTTATAGGGATAGCTGACATTCCTGGTATTCCCACAAAAAATAAGTTTTCCCCTTCTCCTCCACTTGCATATAATTGAAATCCGACCAAAAATTTTATATGCCCTTGCGTATAGGCTCTTGTTCTAAACTTATAAGTCCCATTAATATTCATATAATTATCGTTTTGTTACAGTCAAAATAGATTTCTGATTCTATTCTATCGTAATATAAACTGCTTTTTTGTGGCGTTGTGTACCCGTAAGCAAAAGCCACCAAGGAATCATTATCCTTGTCTACCGAGTACAAGAATAGAATATTGGCTTTATCATCTTCTGAACCCATATACTGAACCCCTGTTGATAACTGAATAGAAACCCAAGGGGTAAAAGTGGAGACTGTGTTAACAACCTGAATATTTGTATAGTCAACCGTTGTCACCGATTCAGGAATTACCCCCGATAAGATATCGCTAGACTTAGTTAATATAATCCCATTGTCATCTACCACAAACGAAGCCAGAGACTGAGAAGAAACCCCAAACCCCGTAAACCAATCAACGTTGCTACTAAACCACGTCATGCACTCCCTAGAGAAGCAATCCAATGGCGGTGCGGTGGTAACATTCCGATCCTTCTTATCGTAATTTGAAACAGTTATAACTTCGTTTATCCCATCTTCATCTATCCTGAACAAATAGAGTGATTTGGCTTTATTTGCCTTAGCAGATGGGATTGAAATATCACTATAGCTAACATAAACGGGCGACGATTCCGGTCGGGTATAGGCAAAGGGATTTTTAATTGATACTGTCCCTATGGGTGAGTTCAAAAACTCGGCTTCAGTGTTTAAACATAGCCATTCTGAGTTGGTTGTGGAGTGAAACATCGGGACAATAGTTGATATTCCTAGGCCATAACTAACGGTTGAATCCCATTGTTTCTTAGCTACTAACTCCAAAAATTCCACTGTTGGCAGTAACGAAACCGAACTAACATAATCAGTTGTCGTTGGCATTTCTCCCTCTGATCTCTCCAATAATATTCTAACACCCAAACCCATAAAACAAAAAGCCACCAAGCGGATGCCGGGTAGCTTTAAGGGAGAATCTTTCCACCAGTATTATTATAACACGAAAACATTAACATAATCAGTCGTTGTTGGTATTGCGATCGCACTCCTCGTCTACGGGATAAAAAACTATATATCCCTTTGAGTTTATTGTCACTTTACACTTAATCGTCTTCCCTTGATTGTCGAGTAAATACCCTACAATCGACGGCGCAGCTATTTCCGTTGGTGCTGTTTCTGTTGTCACTTTTATTTCCTCAATTCTTATCTAAATTTGTTCATGTTGATCTTTTCCACGCTTTTCTGCAATCTTCAGAAGTGAACTTGTACAGTGTTCCTTTATCACGAGATGTCTTGCCACCTTTACGACCTATCTCAGTCATGTAGTCTTTGTTTCGTGATATGGAAGCCCCGCCATCGCTACACTCGTCTGGCGTGAATTTATGAAGCGTTCCTTTATCGTGAGATGCTTTACCCCCTTTGCTAGAAACCTCCCGACGTTTTTCTGGGCTCATAGCAGCAAAACCACATTTCTTATTTTCTGATTTCATAATTTTACTAACATCTAAGTTAATATTTATTTTAACACAAATACCTTATAATAAAGAAAAAGTATCTGAGTTTGTAGAGAATCTCAGATACTTTTAAAAAGCAAACACACAAAGCAACAACATAATGATTATACAACAACTTTCACTATTTGAAACACAACCCGTAATTCTTGATTCAAACGAAAATTATACCCCGTCTGATTTGATTGATTTAGTCCATGAGTTTTATGGATTTCCTGAATTAGACCCTTTTAGCTGTGAACTTGCCAACCGAACGGTAAAAGCTCAAAAGATATTTACAATTCAAGATGATGGATTTAAACAGAACTGGAGACGGGCTAAAACACTCTGGTTAAACCCTCCCTACAGCGCGGGATTTATTGAGAAGGTTGTTGATAAATTGATTGCAACATTGAACGAGACTGAATCGGAAGCATTCTTGTTAACCAATACCGACAACAGTACGGTTTGGTACAAAAAGGCTTTGAATCGGTGCGATCGCTTCTGCCTACCGTCAACTCGGTTAACTTTTTATTCCCCAAAACGGGCGCAGGATGGGAAGAAACAAAACCAAAACCGATTCTCCCAAACTCTATTTTATTTTGGATTGCAACCTCAAAGATTTGAGGAAATTTTTGAGGGTTGGGGAACTGTTTGCCAGACTTCCAAATGGTAAAAAATAACCCCTGTAAATTAATTTACAGGGGTTTAAAGTTTTAGCTATTAATCACTGGTTATATATCGCCACGACTGACCTCGCGCCGAAGATCCAGGTCTTTATTTAAAACAAATACTCCATCTTGGAGTTCAATCAAATAGCCTGGTTTCAGTGCTTCAAAGATAGATCCTTGACACCGATCTGCTTTTTTATAATCCCCTGTAGACGCTAACTTGCCTTCCACGAAATTCAGAAAACCATCTTTGTTAAAGATTTTAATATCTCTCATTTGCTTTGTCCTTTATCAATCATTAATTTAGGGTGCTTTTTATTTGTTGAAACTTAACCTATAAAGTAATCGTTTTTCCTGTTAAAAGATTTTCGAGAGCAACTCGATTTTCCATTAGGTGAATGGACTCTCCATCAAGACACTGAGATCCTATCTCGCCCTTTCTAATTTTCAAACAGTGGCTTGTTTTATTTGTCATTACCACCACAGGAATAGGGGGATAAGGTGGGGCTACTATGTATGCCGATAATTTCATAATTATTGATTTAGTCCTCTGCGCTAACTCCTATTATAGTACAAATCAAACCCTCAATATCTCCGCCTTAAATATTCTGCCAATAATAACGCCTCTGCCCTCCCGTGATGTTTTTCGAGTTTAAGATTGTTAGTTTCACCTGGAAACATCTGCAACGCCATCACCCTTGACGCTTTCTTATCTTTTCCTATTAGGCTGTAGTGCTTTTTCCATGCCTGGGGAGTAACAAACTCCATCGGGATTCCTAGCGTTGCAATAATCCCAAGCCAAATCCCAAAACCCATCCCAAAGTTAAAAGTAGAAGATACCCCTTGCTTGGGCATTGCATGAACATTCTCAATAATTAGGTGAGTATTGATGGTGATCATTTCCTTCAGTCCAGATGCCATTAATGTCGGGTTGGGGCGTATCTTTCCACTAATCTTAATCACTGGACAGTCGAGAAATTTAACCTCACCATTAGAAATCCTACACACTGCCCCCGTCGCTCCGGGGTCAATTCCGATAAATGTTTTAGTCATTATCCGTTGTTGTTTGTAAATAGTTGATAACAGATGGGCTATAGTCAGATATTAAAATTCTTTCAATTGCCCAAGAGAAGTTGTATTTATCAATTTTTTCACCAAGTCTTCTGCTTAGAATTTTAAATATTATTCTGATTTTATCGCCAATATAAGCAGATCCATAATTTAGATTTTTGGCAATCTCAGGATAAGTATTGTCGTTTAATATTCCCTCGAGAATCTTTCTAGTCAAGCTATCAAGATGTTTTCCGGTCTCGGAAAATACCAAACTATCAACCAACCAGATATATTCTAACTGTTCCCTAGTCACCTATAAAATCTCCCTCCGCATGGTAGATCCCATTATGAATTTTAAAACCTTCAATATTCTCGGTTTCAATATCCGAAAAACTTACCCGTTCACTAACCATCCAGATTAGTAATTTTTCTAAAGTGTCAAAAGCTGGAAGGTGTGGCAGTTCAAGCCTTAATCTATCGGGTGTTCCAAAAGCACCTTTAAAGTGAGTGCTGAATTTAAAGATAGAATAATGGCGATCGCTTACCCCTCTTGATATTTTTTCCACTTCATCGAGTAGGCATCCTAAGTTTTCCATCCTAAGTTTTCCATCCTTTCTTAGCACTGTTGGCATCCGCAAAAGCTATATGATCTCGCGTTACCTGCCACTTGTAACGAGGTCTTAGTCCCTCTCCAATCCTAACACAATCCGAGTCTGTATCAGTCAAAGGAATCGCGCCGTTCTGATATTTAAACAGGGCTTTTGTTACCCAGTTAATATCAGTTAATTGTTGATTTCCCCCGCGCTTTTTTGCTGTCTCAACAACTAATTCCGCGATCTCTGGATAATCTAATTTTAATTTTGCTTTTGCCATTAAGACTCCTGTTCGTTATCTATGGTTTTCTTCATTCCTGAGTTAACAGGTGTTAGTCCCTCTCGCCACGCCAACCATCGGGTTTGCTGGTTTAGTTTGGAGGCGTTATAGTCTTCTAGGGTGATGTTCCAATCCTCAATAGGGGAATAGTTTTAATTTTTTATTATTTTAGATTGGAAAAAGAAATAGCTAATGTATTTTTTATCCCACCATATAAATCATAAAATTCGACAATTATTGATTCATTTGGTTTCATCACTCGATAACTTCTATCAAAATATCCTGAACAATAGTCTGTACCGTAATCTTTTTTACAAATAACACGAAAAGGGATATCTGAAGTGATGTTTAATTGTTGAGGTATATCTAAAGGATTTTTTATTATGTATTGTGTTTTTTTGTTTTTTGATATAAAAACTAGATAATTTCCTGAACGATTAAATATCGTTCTATTTTCATTAGCTAAACATAAATTAGCAAAAGATATGCTCAATAATGTAACAGTCAATAGTGATAAAAACAGTTTTTTCATTATTTTTTCTTGTTTTGTTTTATTGTAATTTTACCATTATTTTACTACATATCAGGTAAAAAGTTTACACTTCTGAAACCATTAATTTCCTTGATTAGTTTTTGACCTAAACCAAAATTTTGCAATTCATCAAATATTAACTCAGTATTTTCAGCATTCAAACCGAATTGAGTTCTGAGTGATGACTTGCGGTAACAGTCACGGGCGGGTATAGGTTCACCCTTAAATATTTCTTTGATAAAATTAAACACCGCTTGAGCTGATGGTGAAAGTGTTTTATCCGGCAATACTTTATTGGCTGTACCATTCCACGAAGGTTTATATTTGGCTTGTAATTCAGATTCAAGGCTTAAACGCTTTTGCTCGTCCCAACCTTTTGTAATATAAAAAGCAACCTTCACAGATAGATTACCAACAGATTCAAGATGTTTCTTGACGTGATGTTCCCAATCACCTCGATTATTCCAACGCCTCCAAAGGTCTTTAGATTGACCTATATAGAGGGGATTTTGATAGCCGTCAACAAATACACAGTATACCCCTGCTTCGTGTTGTGGTAGCCACTGTAAACCACTGGGATAATCAATAGATTGCCATGTGTTGCAATCTAATGGGTTTATTGATTGCAGTACACTAGGAACATCTTTTTCAATCTTAGGGAGTGAAACCGTCTTAACGTCTATGGGTTTGTTTAAAAAATTAGGATTCAATAAACCTTCGGGGGCATTGCCTTTTTTCCTATACTCAACATGATGTTTGTGGGTTGGATGTTCGGCGATTTGATGTTGATTTGATCCACAAACAACAACAGGATAGGGAGCATTTTGGATATATTGAAATTCATGGGTGTCGTGCTTCCATAGATTTTGAATTTCATTCCTAGCACTAGCGCCACAGAGGATTAAAAGGAAATTATTTCTAAACTTACCATCAATCCCTATGGCTTCAGTATTATGAGATTGCATAAAACCGATTAAACAAATATCAAATTTCCTGGCGTTAGAAAGTTTCCGAATCGCATAAGTAAAGGTCTTAACTCTTTTTTCTTTGCTTTGTAATGGTTTGATAATATCTAATTGTGCTAACTCGGACATCGTGTCGTTAATCTCATCTAAACAAATTATTATAGAATGCCCGTCTTTTTCTTTCCGGTTTTCAACTTCTTCAATCAACCAGCACAAAATCTGATAAATTGTTTCAACATCTGATTCAATTCTGGGAAATCCCATCTGTTCCCAAATGGGATTCTTAGAAGCATGAATATCCAAAACAATCACTTCGGCGGGTCTATGTTGAGTCAATTTACCAATCACGAAACCAGCGCCTAGAGATGTTTTTGCGCTCCCAGAATTTCCCCCGATCAATATTCCCGAAGATTCATCTGCTAATTTATCCCAATTATAAAAGTTTAAGGTATTATCAGAGGGAATTTCACAGGGGACGAACGACAATCCATCAGAAGGAATATTATAATTATCTTGATTATATTCTGTAGAAATCTCTCGGTCTAAAACCATTAATTGATTCCGGCGAAGATTCCTTTCATTATCTTCTGGTTGGTTTTGTGGCGATGGTGGTGATGGTGGCAATATTTGATTATGGTTTTTGATTGGCGCGATCGCCTGTTGGCTTTCGTCTAAATATTTAATATCCCTAAACTTTTCTAACTCATATTCCATCCCCAACCGCCGCAGGAATATAGCCTCGGTTTGTTCCTCTAATTTGGCTTGCAACTTAGATGATTTTTCTGCCTGACACCCCATCACCCAACCCGCAACAGATAACACCGCACCAGCAGATGTTCCAACTATCCCTAATTGTGGGTTTTTGTTGATTGCCAAAGGTGAGAGAATTGCCAGACTACAGCCAGCAATGGTTAGACCTATTGACCATGTTGACAGGTGAGGATTTTTTAAATGTTCAGGGGTGTTATTCATTGTTTCCTTGAGGTAGAGAGAAAAATATCCAACATGAAACCGTTATTGTTAATAATAAAATCCACAATAATAATCTTAAGACTATCCAAGATTGTCCTATTCCTAAAGCGTAAAATATGCCAATCAATAAAGATATTGCACCGAATATCAACTCATCAGAATCGGTTGATTGTTGATTCTCTGATAACAAATAAACTGCCACGCCGCCAACAATTGAACCCAGATAAAGACAAATTGATAACACTCTAACCTCTGGATAAGTTAGTGCGAAATGGGACAGTAAAAAGGAACAAGATAAACCTGTTCCAAAGATTGAAAACTTTTTGACTTTCCATAGTTTCATGTTCTGATTGGGGGATGTTTCACCCCCAAATAAATTTACAGTTTCATTGAGTTTTCAATTTTGTCCAACTGCTTCATCATCGCAACAGCCCCCGCATTTTCGTTAGCATAGTTACCAACAGCTTGCATTAAATATACAGCTTGAGTGTCAAGTTGTTTCTGAGTATTCAACTTTTCAGTAAAGCGTTTTAGAGAACCTTCAGCCACACCTTTAACATATTGTTGGTCAGCTTCGTACCATTCAGTCCGTGCTTTATCAACCTTCAATTGAGCTTCAACAATTATCTTTTTATTGGATGCTGCTTTAATCGCATTCTCGGCGATAATCTTAGCTCCCTTAGCCTCATTCTCGGAGGGGTTGACTCGGTCGGGAATGTTGAATTGTTGGTCAAAATCATCGGTTCCTGCATAGCTGCGTTCACGGGTATAGGGGGTGATATCACCTTTTCCGGTAGGGGTCATCACTTTAGAGAAATTAGCACCCGTGCCAGCTTCTTTGATAATGTTTCCGGTTGAAAATCGACTGCGTAACCCGTCTAGTTTAGTTGCCATTGATTTTACTCCACTCATTAAGTAATTGTTTTTTACAACCTTCACCACCTTTAGCTTTTAGGCATTTTTCATACCCTGAAAGATTGGCTACAGCTACAAACTTCTGAAATTCCTCTGTTGGTTTATTTGTTAATCTGACAACTTCAGAAGTTATCAAGCCAACTAACAATAAACTCAACAGAGCCATTGACCAATTGAAAACGTGAAACCCTGTTATCTGGGGGGAGGTCTGGGTTTCAGATTGTTGTAAATACATTTAGTTTGTCTCCAATTTCTGACTGTTTGCATCTAAATACCCCGCTATCGCACCACCAATAAACCCTGCCAGATGACCTTCCCAACTAATCCCTTGCGCAACCGATGGCAGCATTCCGCCGATTAAACCTTGAAATATTACCCAAGTGATTGTTGCACATACCAAATTAGGGAAATCCAACCGGAATATAGCTGACAAAAGGCAAAATCCAAAAAATCCATATATCACCCCGCTTGCTCCTATATGATTTGAACCAGGTTGACCAAAGAACCAAACACCAAAGCCTTCAATTATTGAAATCAGCCAAAAGTTGTAATTAAATTTTCCAGGGGCTTTGAAAATTGTCAAAGTTGCCAATGGCAAATATCCGACTGTGTTCCCTATCAAGTGTTGGGGATCTCCGTGTAGGAATGGCGAGGTTATAATTCCCAACATTCCTATACCTTCCACTCCTGGTCTGATTCCAAAATAATCAAATCCGGGGAAAAACATCTCTAAAGCCCACATTATTCCCAGATAGGTAGCTGCACACTTAAAATCTTTCAACATGGATTTACCAGTCTAAAATTATCGAACCCGGTGTTTGATTTTGTGGTGATTGTGTTTGGCGTTGGTTTGGTAAACTTAGTTTTCCAGAATAGAGGAAAAAAGCCAAGGCAACTAACGCAATACCACCCCAAATTAAATTCTGTTTGTTTTTTTCCATATTTTCCTTTGTTGTTTATCTGTTCGTTTTGAATTGTTCATAATATCGGTTACAAACAATGTTGTTATGGATTGCAACTAACGGGGGAATTGTTAGGTAAATAAAAATTCCAAAAATCATCCATTGGATAATAAATCTATGGTTTATCGTTATCACAAATCCCCCTCTATATAAGCTCGACAAAAGGCTCCGGTATTGTCTGGGGTGCGATTATCGGTAATATCTGCACCCCCTCTCTTTAGGCAAATAAAATAAGTTAAGAACCAAACTACTATCCAAAACATCATTTCTTTGCGTGTGTAAAAATTCCACATTGGTTTCTGTGATGTTTCAATTCTTGTTTAAATCAATAATAAAAACCATCAGTTTCGATTATTGATAATCACAGGTGGGGATGGTTGACTAGGACGTTCAACATACCTTGCACCCCCCATAACAATCGGAGATATAAAAATCAAAAATATAAATCCTAGTGGTATCCACAAGATATCTGAAGACCAACCCCCAGATTTAATGTTTTGATTGGGTTGTTGTTGGCAATTATTAAAAGGTTGTTGCTGGTAGTTTTGACCAGGAGCTTCATAATAGTTGACTTCGATTTTTGGCTTACTCATGATTTTCTCCTTTTAATTATTAAAAAATTAATCGTTTCTGATGTTGTAAACAGTCGGTGCATTTCCTTGAGGAACAGAATAAGCACCTGAAGGCATTGCAGTAGGATTTATTTGTGGTCTTGCTAAAAAGTTTTGCAAAACTAAGCCTCCAACAATTCCTAAAACTAACCACTGCCAACCTTTTAATTTGTCAAAGATATTGTCTTTCATTGTTTCATCCTCTCCTAATAGTTCGTTGATTAATGCTAATTTTTCATAATCTTTATCAGAACAAACTTTCTGAGATAAGATTCTTTTTTTCATCTGTTTAAGCTCAGAAGAACTTAAAGATTGTGTTTTGACTCCCGATGTTGAATCTGTAACCTGGTAATCCTGAATCACCGTATCCGCGTTCTGCAATCTCTGGATTCTGTTGATACTGATGTGGTTCATATTCTTGAGTTTCTTGAGGTAATGTGTACTCGTATTCTTGGGTTACAGTTCTGCGGTTTCGGCATGGACTTTGTGGCATGGTTTCTGTTTGCAAATAAGCATCTTGGTAGGTATACCCTTGGGGTAATTCAGATGCCATAGCTTGACCTGTCACGGATGTGACCAAGCACAAGACAAGGCTTGTGCCAAGTTGTGCCATGTTTTTTACCGGAATCACCGTACCACATGACAGGTTGTCGTGAACCAACGGGAGAAGAATTGTATCCATCATTTTGAGTCCTTTTCAATGAGATTAATAAACTGGTTTCTTGCAGAGAGTAGACTGCAAATCCCGTTAGCATTTGCTTGAATCATCCAGAGGGCTAACCCGCCACCAATACCTGTTCCAATTATCAAGAGTATGATTGTATTTATCATTGATTTCTTGATGTTGTTTGCTGTTTTTACGATAGATGACACCATGATTAAACCCTGATTATTGAACTAACAAATCCCTCCGTGCATAAGAAAAACTACTTCGGGATATTGTTTTTTAATTGGTTTATTTGCCCTCCGGCAATGCAAAGTAACCGAGTACGTTTTCACTTCCGGTAAGTTGAAATCGATCTGCTCTTTCGACCTCTCGAATCTCGGCATCAATAATCATTCCCACCTGATTGAAACAGGTTGTTACTTTTGCAAATTCAAAGCCTTGGGCAAAATGTTCTAAGACTTTATCCTGTAGTTTTTCCGCAGCCAGTTCAACAACCTTGGGGGCTATTTGTTCGGCTAGATTGTCAGCCATTTTGTCGATTGTTTCAGCCATTGATCCAGCCGCGTGTTCGGCTTTTCCGCCCGTTTTCTTTTGCTGTGATTGCAGGTCTTTAACGTACTTTTCAACAGCTTGGGAGACAGATAACGAGTGAGTTTGTTGTATCGCGATGATTGAGGAAAGAATCGCTACCATCCCATTTTGAGGAACATTTGTTGCGTCAAAATGGAAATTTTCTACCAGAGAGGAAATGATTAATCTAGCTCTTTCTGGTTTGACTTTAACCGCAGAGGCGATCGCGTCAAGGTCGTAGTTTTGTTGAGTTTGTGCTGTCATAGTCCTCTTAATTTAATGTCGTTTAAAATCCGTTCACGGGTTCGAGTTCTTGCCCTGTTTTTGTACTCGATTAACTTGCTTGCAGCATCAGCCGAAATCATGCCGTCATTGGGTTGAAAATCAAATTCCTCTGGGCTTAAAACGCCTCGGAGGTCTTGACATAGGGTTCGGAGGTAATTAACCGAAACTCCTAAACTCTCGGCTACCTGCTCACGGGTAAAATGGGTAATTTCCTCAATACTTGCGCTCCGCATAAATGATTACAAATCGTTTGGTTTCTGTTTGTTAAGCGAAATGAAACGCTTGACTAACAACAACAATAAACCCCCTACAGAGAGGGGGTCAATGTCATTTCGTCACTGGATGTCATTCTGTCACTAATTACTCATTGTTTGAGCTAACAAAGATAGGTGACGACGGAAAACAACGTATTTAGGAGCGTTGTTATTGGAGTTGTTTTGATGTCTAAAAACCGTTCTCCGGTCGGCTCCTGTCTGAATGCAAATCCAATCAATAGATTTATTGTATTTGCTTACAAATTCCTGAACCGATAGTTCGGTTGATGTTTGATATACCATTGTAATAGCCTCCAAGTTGTGCTTAGTCGTGAACTTGTGGGTGGGATTGATCGGCTGTTATCCGATCAATCCCCTTTAAGTTTAAATTCGTGAATTTCGCCACGCTTCTATGCTTTCCCAACCGATAGGGATCAATGGGATTAAGTTGCTTGGTTTATAGCATTTCTCATGAATCCGTCCAGCCTCTATACTGAATGACCTGGTACTCGGCGGGATCTCTTTTCCACACTCTACACAAACAACAGACTCGGGTTTGTAAGCAGTGGGATTCATTAGGTCTTTAAGCTCCTCTGGAGATGGGGTATATTCGTCGATATCCCATTCATCATCGCTATAGTTATCCATGTTCATTTGACTTGTTTTAAGGTGGGGTTGGGATTGAGGTGAGAGGGGTTGGAGCCTTCTCGCCTCTTTTAGCGTGATTAAAATATTGTACACTGAACAGTAACAATAATGGAACAATATGGCAAGCGACAAGAAAAACAGAATTAACTCAACGCTCCCGGAATTCCATCGGAAATGGTTAAAGGTATGGGCTTTCCTGAAGTGCACCACGCCGACCGCATTGGCTGGCAATATTCTCCAGGCTAGGATCGAAGCTAACCTAGACTTGATTAGTCGGATGTTAGCAGAAAGGTCTGAAGATTTGGGGATATCTTCAGACGAGTTAATCAATCGGATTTTGGATGAATAGCTAAAACAAACTTAATTGACCCTCACTAGCAACCGCTTTACGTTTTGGATTGTTCCACGATTCCCCACGACTGTTGACACAGTTTCGCCAGTCGGGATAGGTTCTGAATGGTTGTTTCAGAGCCACAAATTTCGGAACGAGTTTCAATTCCTCAAGCCAGATTTTATAAGGGGAATATTCTCTGGCTCCGAATGGATACCGCGCATTGACATATTCCCGTGCGTCTTGTGGGTTAATTTCTTGACCGAGGCAAGCGCATTGTGCTTCATATTCAAGGAGGGAGTTTGCAATCTTTGATATTGAACAATCGCGCCAAGACATTGATTTTTTCATTACTTAACAAGTGTGGGACTAAAATCAACCTCACAATCCAAGTCCCAAAATAGATTGGCAGAGGTTCTATATAGGCAAAAAACACGGTCACTCTCAAGATCAATTAAGTAACATTCTTGCCTTTTGTCTTCCTGGTTCCAATGTTCGCCCGTTGATTGGCAGTCATTGGGGTCAATTAATTGACTTTCTAATTTGCGACGATCCTCTATTCTTAACATCCGAGAATCAAACCCTCGTTTTTCAACAGATGACAGCCAATTGTATAATCGTCGAGACCCAGTAACTTTAATCATTTAATTACCCTCCGAACTAGGATAGTTAAGCCAATACCAAAACGTGATTAATTGATAGTTGGCTGGGTTTCTGTGGCGGATAATATTACGCCATAGTCTGAAGTTAGTCTTGTAGTCATGTGACCCGTCGCGCCATAAGTTAATTAGATTCATGCTGTCCTTTACTTTCTAGGGTTTAGCGATCGCCTATAAATTGCCATCGCTCTAATGTGGTTTGGATCATTGATATTTTCATGACACTGAATCCAATTTCTTATCAGCGTCAAATTGTACAAATATCCCGCCCGATTCCCGCCAGGGCGTTTGTAATAATGAATTTTGTCAATCCATTTTTTACGATAATGTTTGACGGAATCGGCACTCCTCAGTCCCAAGAGTTGGGCGGCTTCCGTCTTGGAGCCAAATTCGTAGGCTGCAATCATAAACCTTGAATCCTTAACTGAATAGGAACCTCGTTAATCTCCAACAATCCTTTTTTAGAAAGTTTTGCCAATTCAACCTGAACATCTTGCACGTCGAATTTAATTTCTTTTTCCTTCCCCAATGGAGTTACGCCAGAACAGTCAAGTATTGTGATTAGATTTTCTGGTGTAACTTCTAAATCTTTATTGCAGCCATAAAGAAGACGAAGCATATAGAGAATGTAGACAGATTTGTTTATTCCCCCTGCTATTAAATCCGATTGCAAATTATAAACAGATTGGACTAATTTACCCTGTTCATTCATCACTGTCCCCATATTTTTCTCTGGGAATTGGACAATATTTTCTTCCGTCGCCTCTGCATTTCCTAGCGAATACTCTCCCACAAACATGGTTTTCCTCCTATTTAGTAAATGCAATCTTGGCATCCCAGAGGGTTTGAAGCCACTGGTTTTGAGTTGGCATTAAGTGTTCGTTATTTTTGAATGGATAGGGGAATATTCTCCTTGCTATTTTAGACGCTAGGATCGCGTCTTTTTTAGAGTGAAAATACCCTGGGAAACATCGCCCCGATGCCAAGTGAGTGACACCCCAATAATCGTCATCAAGTCGGTTAACGGCTAACCATTTACGGACTGTTGCCTTTATTTTCCAGCGCCCATAAATAGTATGGGTTACAATCGTTTTTCTCATGACTCAACCCTTGTTCTTGTGATAACTGAAACGGGAACTCCGTCCCAATCTTCCTGGATATAGTATCTACCAGTGCCAGATTTGTTCATTTCCTCGCACTTTTTCCGAGCTTGATTAAATCTCGGATAAGACGCGATAATAACGCCTTTTCCTAGTTCCCAAATCGCGTAGCCCTTCTGTTTACTCATTACCTTTCTGTATTCGTCTTAGTGTTAATTTGGCATATTCAATGGCAAAAAATATGCCCCCCTCATACTGTTCTATGAGGTGTTCTGCAAACTCCTGATTTAGAGTTGGCAATTTGCAAAACAATTGTTGATAAATTTCCTCCGGTTGTGAGGTTTTTTTTGCTGACCGGAATGATGGGGCGACCCTACCGTAATCGGCAGGGAGTTCCCCGACTCGCTTCCACTGGAAAAGCGTGGCTCTCCCTATCCCAAGATTTCGAGATATCTCCGTCAGGCTTTTGCCCGACTTAATAGCTTCGTAAGCTATTTTCCTAATTTCTGGAGAATAACGCTTCGTACTTGACATCTGGTTTCTGGTTAATGGTTATTGGGTTAAAAAAAGGGTGTAACTAGAGGGCTTTCCACCCCAGGAGATTCTTACTTACAAACACAATTAAATGATCTTTGTCTGGACATCACCTCCTTTCTGTCTTAAATTTATTCAACACTCTGAAATATAGGTATAAGCATCATTTTGAAACTGCTCATTTTCCCGCAAAGATTGATGGTACTCTCCCATCTTTTTCAATGCGTGACCAAAATGTTTTAATGTCCCTCCCTCAAGTTTTATTAAATAAGATCCATTGTTGTTGAAATAATTAGGAAATCTCGATGAAATTGGACTATACCAATACAAATACATTTCATCATCTCCAATGAGCAGACCGATGTCACCTTGAAACATTTTTTCATCTTCATCAGAAAAGTCTTCAACCTTTTCTAATGTTTCGGATTTGATCGTGTGACACAAAAACGTAACGTCCGATACTATACTTGTGTCAATCTCTATGTCTAAAATGCCTGTTGTGGCTTCTAATGTCAGGTTGCTTCCCTGACTTAATAAATTTATTAAAACCTGTAATTGTGGTGTTAGCATACATCTCCAAGTGATAAAACATAAACTTCTGTCCCTTGTTCAATTGTTCCTTCGCTCCATTCAGGCTTGGGGATTCCCTTAGAGATTCCCAACAATTCAACAGTTATCGAGGGGACGCTGTTGCCGTATCCGTTGGTAAATCGGATATGGGTTAGTGGCTTATGAAATCGGGTTGTATAGTATGGCTTAATTTCTCGATATTCTTCCTTTTTTTCGCCGGAAGCTATCATGTCAAACCACTTTTTCTTAATGGCTAAGGTTAATATTGTCATAACCCTTTTCCTGCTCTCATTAACTCGTTAATCCATTTAGTTCGTAGGCGTTTTGCCTCTTTCTCGTTGTCGCAGGGCGGTTGGTATTGACTAGAAAGAACAGTGTTTTCTCTTAATAGAAACCACTCGGTTCCCGTTAACCACCAATCCCCCTCTCTTGTTCCCCAAAGTTCGACACCTTCTGGCATCGCGCAATAATCCTTGTCGTAATTTGAAGCTATTATTCGGACTTCTGATGCGTTCATATGTCATAGCTGTAGAGTTTTGAATTGGGGGAATTTCACCCCCAGGAGTTGTTTAGAAATCAATACCCGCAGCCGCCAATGCCTCTAAGTCACTAACAGGGGGTAATGCTGCCATAATTTGATCGGGTTGGATCAATGGGCGTTTAGGCTGTAACCCTTGCCAGGTAAATTCTTTAGCCCGTGCATTGTACCCAACAAAATAGTTTTTCCAGGTTTCTAATGTTGGGTTTTCAAATCCTGCAACTTTACAAGCGGGGGATTTTGTTTCATCGCCTGCCATCTCGCGTTTAACCTCAAAAGCAAAAACGCATAAACTCTTGAATGTCATCGCTTTTTCACTAGCAGGAATTTGGTTTTCAATAGCATGACAAGATGTAATTGCCGTTATGAATTTTCCCCATTCAACAGAAAAGGTCGCTTGAGCAGCACCAGTAAGTTTTAGGCTCAAGGGAATTTGGTGCAGAGGAATGTTTTTTGCATCCAAAAGAAATACATCAAACGCTTGAAAATTAGTGAAGTCTTTATTAGCTTTATGGATATTTTTTTTATAATATCCATCAAAAACATTCGTTTGCTGTTCTTTTGTCGCAGTTTTATTGAGTGCCAAAACCGGAGTCCGAGGACACACTAACATCCGCATCTTTTTAAACGACAAACCTTGTTCAGTCTCACCGCTTGCAAAAACATATTCAATTAAATCTTTTTTGTCAAAATTATTCCATCCGGCTTTTGCGGCTTGGTTAATTTCGATAAAATACCCGCACTGTTTGGGGTCTTCTCCGCGTAAGGCTTGAATCCGGGGAAGCCGTGCATTAGGGTCTAAATATTCCTCGGATGCAAATTCATCGCGTTGAACTTGCATTAATTGATCTTGGTCAACATGGTCAATAGTTGAAGTCATTGTTTTAACTTGATTTCTGTGGGTTTATTCGGGCTTAATCGCACCGCCCCAACGCCTCACAATCGCACTATGAAGCGTAAGGGAAAAACGATTACTGATTACGCTCTTTGTACATATCAAAAGGATAAAAGTCGTCATCCGGCATTTCGGGAAAGAAGCCGTCGCTACCATCGGCAAATAGAATAATTCCCCCTGAGTTGTTGGGGTTCTTGATAAAAATGTCCCCTTCTGGATTTGAGAAATAATCCAGACTTAAACTAGATCCACGATCAGATCCAATCTCATAGGCTCTATCTAAATTTTTTCTGTCCATGTTAGTTTTCTCCAAGAATCGAATTAATTAATTCGTTAAACTCATTCATCGTTCCACGGGGAACCTGTGAGATGACTAAAGGAATTAGCTTGTCGTCAATCTCCACACATCGGGCATTTGTTTCCTGTTTATGAAAAGGAATCGAATCCCTTTCTTGAATTAATCTGGCAAATTCTTCAGCTAACTGCTTAACATCCACATCCATTACGCCACCTCCTCGTCAACCCAAGACTGTTCAACCAAAGCATCAACAGCCAACTGAAAACTCCCATGTCGGGATTGGGAATATTGAAACCCTTTCCCGTGTACCAACATCTCAGAAACCGCATAATAATCAGATTTGTAGTTCACTACATAGCCCAGTTTGCAGCCGGTTTCATAGATGGCTGTACCTTTTGATTTTGCTAAGGAAACAATCATTTCTTGAGTTGGTTGATTCGCGTCGATTAATTCCCGTTTTTGGGAACAGATTAGCTCCCAATAGAATGAGAACTGATCCGCACCAATCAGAATCGCGCCACCATCTGCTAACACAAATTTCAAGATGTCGTGATTGGTAAAGATACCTGTTATCTGTTCGGGCGTGGGATTGATTTGTCCGAATGTATCCCAAGCAATGACTTGGGCAGCGATGGTCTTGTCTAGTGCTAACGCCATGATTTCCCCTGAAATCAGAGGGGCGGGCGCTGTCTGAACTTGACTTGTTTGGACGGTTGTTGCTATCATGGTTTAGTTGGGTTTTGACCCGTAAGGCGGTTGGCACTGATGTTGTAGTCGGGTGCTGACCGCTTTTGGCTTTGTACCTACAATCTTATAGTAATCTAATTACTATGTCAAGGGGTTTCGGAAAAATTCTTGTTACTACACAAAAAGAAGTTTAGGTATTGGCGGCAAGGCTTGTACAGAAAGGCATTTAGCTTATGCGGTTACAATCGACAATCACTCTCATCGCTTCTGACTAAAGGACTTGATTGTCACGGTAGGGAACAGGTCTCGGATATCAGCACCGAGGGTCTTTAAAACAAAATCCAATCTTTCACGACTAACAGATGCAACTTTTCCCTGTTCCCATTTGAGGATTGTGTCAAAGGAAACCGTTGGCTCCGTAAGGGTTGCAAGTTTTTTTTGCGATATGTTTTTGGCATTTCTTACATCTTGCAATCTAGTCCCAACGTCCTTATCCCAAGCAATTTGGACAATACAGTTATATGGAATCATAATCTCCTCTTCTTGATCTTTCGGTATAGTATTGACATTACTACCTTTTTGTTCTAACATAGCAATATTGTAGGAATCTGGCAAGACCAAATCACCAGATTCCTGCACCCCCTGAAACAACAAGCCTTGGATCGGCTTTGTAAATCGTAAGGGAAAAACACGGAAAGGAAAAATGCCTATGGGATGAAATTGAACGGGCAGATTGTAGAACACCTAAATACCAGAGGGAAGATTCAAGCATTCCCTTTGGTTTCCTAAATAATGAAATGAAAAAAATAGCGATAGCGATTGCGATTGCGATTTTTGCAGTCATAAATTGTTTATTAATTTTCTGTGATGATTCGCAGAAAATCGGGGAAAATTCCCCGTCGGAAGAGCAACCCAAACGGGGAGATGGTCGAAGAAGCTGATCATCATTTTCCCTAAAAATTTTGAGGAAAATATGAAGATTTCAATTTCAGAAGAATTGGATGACATTGGAATGTCGCCCGAAGCATTCAGAGTTTATTTCAATATTATTTGCCACGTCATTCAACAGGATGCGTTTCCAACCGTCGATCAGATAACGGCGAAATGTTTTTCCAGACGACGCGCGTCTGGAAAAACGCAGGCAAGGCTTGCGTTGCGCGAGCTAATTAAGCTCGGTTTAATTAGCGGTGATATCGAAACGGAAAACTATACCTTAGTTCATCCCAGTAAGTGGGAAGTGGGGGCTGTATGAAACCATCTATTCTAGCCGCCTTTGCAGAAGCCGTCCCCTATATCCCCGGACTCAGACAGCAAACAGGGAGCGTAGTAGCCACGATTCTTATGATGCAACTTGAGTATCGTTTCGCAAAGTATCCAGACGGGTTTTATAAGTTTTTAGAACCCCCTCAAAACGGACATCAGGACTACAAGATTGGGGATAGTTGGGTTGAGGAACTCGCTTTTTCTAAAGAAGAATTTAGGACTGGGTTTGACAAGATTGGAGTCCGTTACAACTCCAAAACCCAGTATGACGAAGCAAAATCTAGCGGATCGGAATTTGGTTGTAATTACTACTGTTCTTACGTTGACCGGAGGTCGGGGTTAACTTTCTACTTTCGGAATCACAGCAAGGTAGATGAGCTAATTTCCGATATCGAACCCAGGCAAAAATCAGTAGGTTTTCGCCCACGGAAAACTAGACCCCAAATGGTAGATCCCAATCTACAGGAAATCGGGAATCCCAATTTACTGAATATGGTAAATCCCAATTTACCATCATCGGGAATCCCAATTTACCAGAGTGGTGAATCCCAATTTCCTATTCCTTATATAGATATTTCAGAAAAGACTTCAGAAAAGACTCCAGAAAATACCCCCCTTACCCCCCAAGGGGAATCGGAGGAGGGGGGGATTCAGAACGAAGCCGTTTTGATTTCAAACGAAGACCAGGGGAAAGAGCTTACCGAGGACTCTGCTACACAGCAAAGTCAAAAAGAGAATCACCGACCTGAACAAAATCTTAATCCGGTGATCAGACATTCCGCCGCCGTCGAGTCCGATCCTCGATTTCTACCAACGGACGCAACAGCAGACAATATGAAAACTTGGAACGCAATTGTGGCGACCGGAGCCATGAGAGGTGAGCGATCGCCCGACCCTGAGTTTTTGGAATATTACAGGGGGCTATTAAGCAAATGCACTCATTACAGGGGCAAAGACTGTAATTCAAACCATGCCAAATCTTCCCTTGCTCAGAAATGGAAATCCGAGCCACTAAAAATCCTTGCCGATGCCGAGTCGTGGTTGAAATCAAAAGCCAAGTTTAGCGGTGGCAAATCAACCCAGACCCGCAATATCAGCGAACTTTCTAGGGATGAACGCCTCGCCATCCTGAGAGCCAAACGCGAACAAAAAGGAGCCTAACCATGACCGAGCTTAACGATGAAATCTTTGATCAGGGAATTGAAAACCTGAAAGAAAATTTTTCCGACGCGATTTTCACCGAACTCAAATATGAAATTTGGTTCGACAAACTCTCTCAGGAGTTATCAGCTGAAGAATTTGAGACTGCAATCCGTGAGGCAATTTTCAACCTTAGCAAGTGTCCCACGGGAAAAGAGCTTGTAAGCCTCGTTAAAGAATCCGAACGTGAGTTAGTAAGTAACTGTTGGTCAAGATGCCTAGAATCGCTTGCTAAACGCCTCCCGTTGAATAATTTAGACGATGCGAGTCAATATGCAATCGTTCAACTCGGAGGGATGTCTCACCTTGGGTCGATTGAAAGTACCCAACTCAACTACCTGAGCAACGATTTCAAGACTCATTGGCAAGCCTACCGAAAAGCCCCGCGAGAATTTGAGCGTCCCACGCAGGTCATCCCCCGTGAGCAAATCGAGTTCAAGCCCAATGGACTCAAGCCACAGATTTCAGAGGAACAGAAGTTAAAAAATCAGGAATTTCTAAATAACCTGATCGCCACAAAAATGAATAAAAACTTAAATGGAGCGAAATAATGGAAACAATAATCATGCAAAACGTTGAGGCAGAACAAGCCGTTTTGGGAGCGATTCTCTTAGACCCCGAAGCTATGGGGCGAGTTGCAGACTCGCTAACTGCTAAATCTTTTTCCCTGCGATCGCATCAAACAATCTACAAAGCAGCTTTAGCATTACATTCCGAGGGAATAACCACGGATTTAATGACCGTCACTACCTGGTTATCCGATCAGAAATTACTTGAGAAAGCCGGGGGACAATTAGGATTAACCCAATTATTAGACCGCACAGTTTCAGCAGTTAACATTGATCAATACGGGCTGTTAATTGCCGATAAGCAAACTCGAAGAAACCTAATTGAATCTGCCCATAAAATTATTGAATTGGCAGAAGATACCAGTCAACCTTTAGAGACAATTCTCCAAAAGTCAGAGGAACAAATTGCTAATATTTCCCAATCAAAATCACAACAGGATTTAGTTTCGATTGGTGAAACTTTAATTGATACCTTTCAAGAAATTGAAGACCGGAGCGAAAGCAAGATTCCCCCCGGTGTCCCCTCTGGATTTTATGACCTCGATGCCATGACTGGAGGATTCCAACACACCGACTTAATTATTGTGGCAGGAAGACCTGCAATGGGCAAATCGAGTTTGGCTTTAAATTTTGGATATAACATTGCCAAAAAAGGGTTACCCGTCGCGGTCTTCAGTTTAGAAATGTCCAAAGGTCAATTAGTCCAAAGACTATTATCGAGCGAAACCAAAATTGAAAGTACCCGCATTCGTTCGGGAAACATTCAGCAAGAGGAATGGGAACCTTTGACAACCGCAATTAGTTCCTTAGCAGAATTACCGATTTTTATTGACGACACCTCGAATCCAACAGTTAACGAAATCAAGAAAAAAGCCCAAAAATTGCAAGCCGAAAACGATGGAAAATTAGGATTAATCCTAATAGATTATCTGCAATTAATGGACGGAGGAAGTGATAATCGGGTGCAAGAATTGTCAAGAATTACACGGGGATTAAAGGGAATGGCAAAAGATTTAAACGTTCCTGTAGTTGTCCTGTCTCAGTTGAGTCGTAGCGTCGAACAGCGCACCAATAAACGCCCAATGCTTTCAGACTTGAGAGAATCGGGCTCAATTGAACAAGACGCGGACTTAGTAATGATGATCTATCGAGATGATTATTATAATCCCAACACTTCGGACGAGGGAATTGCAGAGTTAATTTTAGCCAAACATCGCAACGGCCCCACCGGAACGGTCAAGTTATTATTTGATTCTCAATTTACCCAATTTAAAAATTTAGCGAGGTCTAACTAGGAGAGTTAAATGGAAAATTCAACAAAACGAGATGAGTTGATTGCATTTCTTGAATTCCATGTACCACTACAACTTTATGAATTAAAATTGCGCGAACTCGAGCCAGGGACATCCAGATTTAACAAAGAGTTGCGCGAGTGTGGTCAGGTAGTTTCCGAAAAAGGTGACACCATTCTTTTTCACACCAAAGAAACAGCGAAAAACGTTGTTAAATTATCCAAAGCAATAGCAATGTTACTACTAATAAACAAGGAAGTAACAGTTTTCGGTACAACCTTTAAACTCTGACGACTAATGGATAGACTTGGTTGGGAAGACTTAGGAAGTATTATCAATTGGTTTTACGAACAACAGAGACAAGGTAAAACTTCCTTTAAAGTTCAAGAAATGCGCGATAAGTTTAATTTGAATATTCCAAACGCAAATACCCGAATAAAACGGTTTCTTAAGTTTGGAATCATTAAACCACTAACTTATGGCAGATACGAAATCGAACCACTGTCAGAAGAAAGAATCCAGGAGATTAAAGACAAAATCATCCCCCCTAATCCCATTTTTAAAACCTATTATTTCAGAGGAAGACAACATACCGTCGAATGGATTTACAAAAACCAAAACCCCCCGATGACCCTCCAATATTTTGCTCAAAGACTTCAACGGGGGTGGTCATTAAAGAAAGCATTAGAAACACCGACCCGAAAATACAGAGGTTAATTAACGTCATGACCGCAGCAACCAAGAAGATATTTGAAAGACTTTTAAAAGTCGGTGACTGGGTAGAAATTGACCCTCACAAACACCGCCCAAACTATTTAATTAAGGGAACAGCTTGGCGGGTTGAGGGATTTAATTCAATAAAACAAACCTGTCAAATAACTAACGAAAAAACAGGGAATTTACATAGATCGGAAACCCTAGATTTTGAGGAAGTTTCCGATTCAAGCCCATTCAAAAAAACAGATATTGTTCAACTTAAAAGCGACCCTCGATATATTGGGCGGATTGTTAATTGTCGAAGAAATAAAATAACAATTGAATGGGCATGGGGTGGAGTCCGAGAATCCCTAGACTCGGACAAAATAAAGTTATTTGTTCGGATGGTCAGGGGGGAACAAATATTGTTGGGTGATTATGCTTTTAAAGAAGGCGATCGCGTTCACACCAGTGATAAGAATTTTGGCAATGTGATTCTAACTGTTCGGGAGTGTTTACCTTCTGGGATGGTGGTTTTAAGTTCATCAAATGATCCTAACTTATTACTCCCCGGCTGTGGCTTAACGATTGTTGAGGAGGATTTCTAATGTTAACATTTGCAACATTATTTACAGGCGGTGGCGGTGCAGATTTGGGGTTAGAGGCCGCAGGGTTTAAGTCTTTATGGGGAATTGAAAGAGATCCTAAAATTGCAGAAGTAGCACGATTAAATTTCCCAAATACCAAAGTATTTAATTCTTGCGCAGGAGACATAAACCCCCGCAGTCTTCCCTATGTTGACCTGCTTTGGATGAGTCCCCCGTGCCAACAGTATTCAAACGCTAGACGGGGTAATTTAGGTGATCACAAAGACAAGGACGCGGGGCTGTACTGTAGCAGTTATATCGCAGCGATTGATCCTCAATGGGTAGTTTTAGAAAACGTCCCAGGATATTCAAAATCACCTGTATTCGAGAAGATTCTACAATCCTTAATTCGCTACGGATATCGCTACCATTGGTTGATTCTTGACGCGGCGGATTATGGGGTTCCACAGAACCGGAAACGATTAATCATGTGGGCGGTCAAAAACTCAGAACCCCTCCCATATTTTCCCGAATCAAAGCCTAGAAAGGGATGGTATCAAGCTATTAGTGATTTAATCCCTGAGATGAGTGATTGTGAGCTTGCAGACTGGCAGATTAAGCGACTGAATGAATTGGGTTATTTGCCAGAAAAAGCCTTGATTGATATTAGTAAGAATCGACATAAACCAGCTACGGCCAGAGATGGGAACGATCCGAGTTTTACCCTATTAACCGATCATAGTGGCTACCATTCACCCGTTTTATTAGTCCCCCGTGCAGGCGCTTGTATCAAAAATATCCTCCCAACCCCCTCGGACAAACCCTGCCCAACAATTCGAGCTATGGCATCGGGGCGGCATACCCACTGGGCGGACATCATGGAGGGAAGTCAAGTTAAACGAATTAGTCAGAAAGCGACGGCACGGCTCCAGACTTTCCCCGACTCCTATCAATTCCCAGAATCCAAAACTTTAAGCCAACAAATAATAGGAAACGCCGTGCCTCCGTTATTGGCTAAAGAATTAGGTCTGGCAATCTTAAAATCAATTAACTAACCATGAAAACATTAACTAAAGCCAAAACCAAACCCGCTAAAAAAGGATTTCAACCCGCCCAAAAAATTCATGCCAACGACCTCCACACATTCTCTTGTGAGTGTCTCTGGTATGATGCTGCCACCGACGAGGAACTCCTGACCGAATTGTGGACGATCAAACTCGACAAACGGCGATTCAGAACAGATGTCCGGCAGGCAATTGTTACGGGGTTGATCTATTGTTTCTTGGAAACCCCCGAAGCAGCAGAGCGACATATTAACCGAGTATTTTTTTGGAATAATAAATCAAGGGCTTATGAGCCATTGGGGGCGGTGTCAGACTTGCCGATGGACGGATCTAGTCCGGTTGATTTTGAAGCCGATCCGGTGGTGGCTTATGAGCGACTCAAGGATTTGTGCGTTGATATCGAGATTAGTAAGGTTGACGATTGCTTTTGCTCTTGACCTTTTAAAAATACACAAATAAACTTGTTTTTTTTACGTTATTTGTGTATAATGAAAACAGTCAAGAATCAAAATTTACCAATGTAGTTTGTTGGTAAATAGTTAACCAGTCTAAGCTCTTTACTGAGCTACGTTATTGGGAAGTGTTTAAGTTCATACCTTGGGATGCGTTGCCAGTTCCAAGCTCTATAACTAAGTGATTAAACAGATGTACAGCAATTAAGTCAGTGTCACTTAGATAGTACCGCCCAATAACATTGACGAGGCACACATTACCCGATTTATCGGAGGCTCGAAAGAGTTATTTTTAAATGTCTAAAGTCTTTGTGATGGATACCGAAAAGCGTCCATTAAATCCAATCTCACCCGCAAAAGCTAGGATTCTTTTAACTCAAAAGAAAGCCGCAGTTTTTCGGCATCAACCTTTTACAATCATCCTAAAATATGCTGTCAAATCTTCAACTGAAGACTTGAGGCTAAAGATAGATCCTGGCTCTAAATTTACTGGCATTGCCTTGGTAAACGACGGCACGGGTGAAGTTGTTTGGGGTGCTGATATTCAACATCGTGGCATGGTGATCAAGAATGCACTGGAATCCCGACGCAGTTTAAGAAGGGGTCGCCGAGGTAGAAAAACCAGATACCGCCAACCCCGTTTTCTTAATCGCACACGGGTTAAGGGTTGGTTAGCTCCGAGTCTAATGTCACGGGTTGAAAATGTGATCACTTGGGTTAATCGGTTAAGAAAGTTAGCTCCGATTTCTGCGATATCTCAAGAATTGGTACGGTTCGACACTCAAATTATGGAGAATCCAGAAGTTTCCGGTGTCGAGTATCAGCAAGGGGAGTTAGCGGGGTATGAAGTTCGGGAATACCTTTTGGAGAAGTTTGACCGTCAATGCGTTTACTGTGGCGCTGTTGATACCAGATTAGAGATTGAACACTTGATACCCAGATCCAAAGGGGGGAGTAATCGGGTTTCTAATTTGGCGATCGCTTGCCATAAATGCAATCAAAAAAAGGGTGCTAAGGACATTAAAGATTTCCTTTCTAAAAAGAAGGAATTGCTTAATAAAATCCTGAAACGGGTTAAAGCCCCTCTCAAAGATGCAGCCGCCGTTAACTCTACTCGGTGGTGCTTGTACAAACGATTGAAGGAGACTGGCTTACCTGTAGAAGTTGGGACGGGGGGACGGACTAAGTTTAACCGATGCCGTCAAAAATTCCCTAAAGCTCACTGGATTGACGCGGCTTGCGTTGGTGCTTCTACTCCCGAAAATCTGATTATTAAGGATGTTAAACCTTTATTAATATCAGCTAAAGGGCATGGGGTAAGGCAACGGGTCACAACCGATAAGTATGGCTTTCCTAAATGCCATAAAGCAAGAATTAAGAGTTTTATAGGGTATAAAACAGGGGATTATGTTAAGGCTGTGATTCCATCTGGAAAGAATAAGGGAACCCATTATGGTCGAATTGCGATCCGGCAACGTCCGAGTTTTACATTGGATAAGATGGACGTTCACCCAAAATGCCTGAGCCTACTTCAGAAATCAGATGGTTATGCCTATTCAAGCCTCGAACCATTGCTAGTAAGTAGTTCTAGTTAATTTATTATCAAATCAGTTAATGATTGTATTGGTTCTTGACTGACTTGATACACCGAGATCATTTCATCCTATTACTCGGATTTTGGTTAATGATTGTATTGGTTCTTGACTGACTTGATACATTGCCAGGTAGTATCTGTTATTCTGGTTAATAGGTGAGGTTAATGATTGTATTGGTTCTTGACTGACTTGATACGCTTATGTATCCGTTTGGTATCGGTTAAGTAGTGTAGGATGTTAATGATTGTATTGGTTCTTGACTGACTTGATACGGCGAAATTATGGAACTGGACAAAGCCGAACAACGGTTAATGATTGTATTGGTTCTTGACTGACTTGATACAATATTGATATTTCACCCG